AGTGAATTTCATGGCGACTCCAAAAGGGGATTTTTTACTAATTCTACATAAAAAAGATTGCACAAAAATAATAAAGTAGTAAACTACCGATATCTGGGTGATTACCTGTACCGGACTGCCCCAGCAGACGATGCAACGATTGGTACGGGAACTTTTGCATAAGGATTACAACATGGCACGCTCTACCTTTTCCGGCCCGATTCTATCGGGTGACAACCGTTTTGGCCCACAACGCGACGTTGGCTACACACTTTTAAGTCAAGCAGCTCTTCTTGACTTTTCTGTAACATCTAATGCTACCGCTGGTTATGGTGGCGCATCTGGTCAGTTTGTTTCTTCAAACAACGTACCTAACATCAATGCAACTATTTATGTACCACAAGCCGGTGTTCCACAAACACCAACAGTTTCTGCCCCAACTGCAGATGCTACCGGTACTAACTACCGTGGCGTAGTATTTTATTTGCCAGTAGGCTCTTCAATCCAAGAAGTTTTGATTGATAACATTCTCCAGCCAACTGATGGTACAACTGCTGTTACAGCAATCCAACCATACATTTCTAACAACTTTGCTACCTCTGCTGGTGTATATGCAACCTCTGCATCTATTACTGGTTCTAGCATTGGTCGTACTGCAGCAACATTTACTACTGCTCAATATGCAGCAGCATTATCTACAACTGCTGATGTTCAAAACACTAACTGGCCTAACATTGCTGAGCCAGCATTCTTCTCTCAAGTTGTTGTTACATTGAAAATGACCGTTGCTTTGTTGACATCTGTTAATGCTGGTAAGTTAGCTGTGACTGTTCGTTATGTTCAGCCAGATACCAATATTGGTAATAGTACAACCTACCCATACGGTAACTTTGATTAATTAATCGAATAAATGGGGCGCACAGCTGAAGGTCGTTGCGCTTAAACGAGTGTCCTTAACACCGCCCTTTTTTTAAAACTTAGGAGATTAATTATGATGCAAACCGATGTTTCAGCTTCGTATAACACAACTTCGCCAGCTAATATTACGTCTAATAGACAACGCTTAAAAGGTTTTGCTTATTTAGGCGCAGGTTCAGCTGGAATGATTACATATACAGATACTGTTACAGGCACTATTCTTTACAAAATGGCTGTTTCTGCGGGTGATACATACACTATTAATTTAATTTTACCGGGTGAAGGTATTTTAGCTCTTAATGGGCTAACACTTACTTTTAGCGGCTTAGTTTATATCACTACTATTTATGGCTAAGAAAAAAAGTGTCTCGCTTGCAGTCGGTCGTGGTGAGAAGTTACCTGTATCAAAAGGTGCAGGTTTAACTGCTAAAGGCCGTGCTAAATACAACGCAGCAACTGGCTCGCATCTAAAAGCACCACAGCCCGAAGGAGGGTCTCGTAAGAAATCTTTCTGCGCTAGAATGTCTGGGATGCCGGGTCCAATGAAAGATGAAAAAGGTCGCCCGACTCGTAAGGCGGCTAGTTTGAAACGATGGAAGTGTGGAACAAAATGAACAACATTGATCCAATTTCAACGGCTAGAGAATTAGCTACTCATGCTAACGACATTGAACATTTGCAGGCTGACATGGACAAGATGGTCAAAGAAATGCAGGAAATTAAAACTGCTATCCAGTCTATTGAAAAGACTTTGGCTCATGCCCATGGTGGTTGGAAAACAATGATGATGGTAGGCGGCGCATTTGCATTAATTGGCGCAATTCTAGCCAATTTGTTTCAAGGTTTTTGGAGTAAGTAATGCCAAGTAGTTCGGCTAAGCAACATCGTTTTATGGAAGCAGTGGCTCATAGCAAGTCTTTTGCTAGCAAAGTAGGGGTTCCACAGTCTGTGGGACAAGATTTTAGTAAAGCCGATAAAGGCAAAACTTTTAAAAAAGGTGGAATTATGAAAATGAAAGAAACTATGGGCCCTAAAGGTATGGGTTCTGATGTTGAAAAGGGTTCTAACAAGAACACTAAATTTGGTCAAAGCGCTGTTCAAAAGCGTGGTCTAACTAAGGGTACAAACCTTGGCGATACAGGCCCGTCTGAAGGCATTATGACTGGTGGTATGAAAAAAGGCGGCAAAGCTAAAGTTAAGAAAATGGCTTCTGGCGGTTCTGCTTCTTCACGTGCTGACGGTATTGCTCAAAAAGGCAAAACCAAAGGTAAGTTCTGCTAATCATGGCATACCAAGAAACTCCTGAAGAAAAGCAAAAGCGCCAAGCTAAGGAAGCTGATTGGGCTGCTAAAGGCAAAGCGGCTGAAGCTAAGCAAGACTACGAGGTTGTTGGATCTCGTGGCGATGCTGCTCGTAAGGGCATGGAAGAAGGTCGCATGGATGCAATGGGCAATGCCTATAAAAAAGGTGGAAAGATTATGGAACATAAACATCATATGGAACACATGAAACAGCACGCTGCTGGTCATAAACATGAGCAAGATAAAGCAGCTGAGCATAAGCAGTCTCATAAGATGCACCATGAGCATGTAAAAGCTATGTGCGGCGGTGGCATGTCTTACGGTAAAAAGGCTAAGTAATGAGAGCCAGTCGAGGGATGGGCGACATTAACCCGTCTAAGATGCCTAAGGCAAAAACGATTGTTCGTAAGGACAATCCAAACGATGTTACTACCTATAAAAAAGGTGGTGAGGTCTGGGATAAGCCACGCCCAAAAGGACTTGGTAAGCCCAAAAAGATGTCAGCAGCTAAAAAATCTAGTGCGAAAGCAATGGCTAAAGCTGCTGGTAGACCATACCCCAACCTAGTAGATAACATGAGAGCTGCGAGGAAAAAATAATGTCAGAAAAATGGATTCAAAAAGCCATCAAAAAACCCGGTGCGTTGCGTAAATCGCTAGGTGTTAAAGCTGGAGAAAAGATTCCGTCCAGCAAACTAGCTGCAGCTGCAAAGAAACCCGGCAAGATGGGTAAGCGGGCTAGGCTGGCGGAAACCTTGAAAGGGATGAAGAAATGAAAAAGCATATTGTTAAAGCGTTGAAGTGGGCATTAAGCAAGTTCGAAGATAGAACTGCTGAAATTGCTGCGTGGCCCTTCCCAGCGCCAGAGCCTGTAAAGAAGAAAGTGATAGTTCCTAAGGCTACAACCGTAGCCAAAAAAGCTACAGCTAAAAAGACAACTAAAAAGGCTAAGTAATGTCTACTACAGGAACCACATCGTTTAACCTCGACATGGGGGATTTAATCGAAGAAGCCTTCGAGCGTTGTGGTTCGCAATCTCGCACAGGTTATGACTATAGAACTGCTCAGCGTAGCGTCAACTTAATGACGATTGAATGGGCTAATAGAGGCATTAATCTTTGGACTGTAGAACAAGGTCAGATTCCAATTAATATCAATGGTGGGCAGATTAGTTACCCTATCCCTGTGGATACTATTGATTTATACGATCATGTGATTCGTACTGGCGCTGGACAAAACCAAGTAGATATTAATATCACCCGCATTTCTGGCGATGACTACCTCACCATCCCTACTAAAAATGCCTATGGTCGCCCTATTCAGATTTGGATTGACCGCCAGTCTGGTAACGTGGATTCTATTCCTACGACTACGCTAGCTGCAAATGCGACCGCTACTGATACTACCTTAACTGTTGTAGATGCTTCTAATCTGCGTAGCCAAGGTTTTATTAATATTGGTTCTGAGACCATCCTCTACCAGAATATCTCTGGTAACCAGCTATTAAACTGCTACCGGGGGCAAAACAATACAACCGCAACTGCTCATACCAGTACTACAGGGGTATATGTAAACTACCTGCCTAACGTCAATATCTGGCCCACTGGCACCCCCGGTACTCAATACACCCTTATTTACTGGCGCATGCGTCGTCTGCAAGATGCGGGCACTGGCGTGAATACCCAAGATATCCCATTCCGGTTTATACCTTGCCTAGCGGCTGGATTAGCTTTCTATATGTCCCAGAAGATTGTGGGCATGGATTTAACCAGAGTGCCGTTTTTAAAAGCTGAATATGAGGAACAGTTTAAGTTAGCTGCAGACGAGGACCGTGAAAAGGCGGCGCTTCGTTTTGTGCCACGCAATTTGTACTATTCTAGGTAACCATGCCAAGTAAGTTTTCCTCTGGTAAGTTTGCAATCGCCGAGTGTGACCGCTGCGACCAGCGGTACATGCTTAAAGACTTGCGTATCCAGACTTTAAAGACCAAACCCTACAGAGTTAAGGTTTGCAAGACTTGCTGGGACCCAGATCATCCTCAGTTACAACTAGGTATGTACCCTGTAAACGACCCACAAGCTGTACGGGAGCCTCGTCCTGACGTATCATATTACTCTGGCGGATCTACTGGGTTATATACGTCTCAAACTGCTAGCAATAATGTTAACAATGCGGGATATCCTTCGGATGGTAGTAGGCAGATTCAGTGGGGGTGGAACCCTGTGGGCGGGGCAAGTGCTTTTGATAGGTATTTAACACCAAATAGCTTGATCCCAGTTATAACAGTCGGTACAGTAACAATAGTAACTACTTAGGAGTTTAAAATGGCAATGCAAAAACAACGCGGTATTAAAACTGGCGAACCCTTTGAACCAAAAAATGTAGAAGACAATATGAAAAAAGGCGGTAAAGTTATGAAAAAAGAATCTAAATCAGAAACAAAGAAAGAAATGGCTGCTGATAAGAAGCAAGATATAGCTATGATTAAAAAGGCATTTAAAGAACACGATAAGCAAGAACACAAGGGCGGCAAAGGCACCAAGATTACCCTTAAAAAGGGTGGTGTAACTGGCAAGGCTATGCGTGCTGTTGGTCGCAATATGGCTCGCGCCAATAACCAAAGAGGTCGTTAATATGGCTATCAATAACAAACCAGCTAGCGATTACGCTAAGCCCCACACAATGTCTGGAAGCACTGATATTGATTTAGGTGTTTCAGTTGATAAAGACCCAAACACTTTACGTGCTGATGAAGTTAATCCTTCTACTGTTGCGATGACTGTATCTATTGGTAACAAGGTTCGTGGTCCTAAAACTGACGGTATTGAAACCCGCGGTAATGGTGCTGCAACTAAAGGTCGTATTGCTAGAGGTCCGATGGCTTAATGAATTACGAAACGTTATATAACTCAATTCAGTCTTACGCTGAGAACACCGAAGCGCTGTTCGTAGCTAACATTCCTGTGTTTGTGCAGGAGGCTGAAGACCGTATATATAACTCAGTAAACATTCCAGCTTTAAGGAAAAACGTTACTGGCACATTAACTGCTGGAAACCAATACATTTCCTTACCTACCGATTGGCTTGCTAACTATTCCATTGCAGTTGTAGATACTACAGTTACGCCTAACGCTTATAACTTCTTGATTAATAAGGATGTTAACTTCCTACGGGCAGCATATCCTACAGTGGTAACTACCTCTGGTACATATCAAGGAACCCCCGGAACTTTGCCTAAGTATTACGCATTGTTTGGCTCCCAGTACACCAACGTCAATCAAATGACTTTAATGGTAGCCCCTACTCCAGACTCTAGCTACCCTGTGGAAATGCACTATTTCTACTACCCACCTACTATTGTTCAAGGGCAAATTAATGGCTTAAGTGCTATTACTCCCGGGGCGCTATATACCAATGGTGTATACCAAAACGTTCCATTAACAGGTGGTTCAGGTGCTAATGCAGTTGCTGATATTGTAGTTTCTGGGGGAGCAGTTACTAATGTTACCCTTACTTTTGGTGGCAATTTCTACGTTGTAAATGACGTACTTTCTTGCTCTTCTTTGGGTTCTACTGGTACAGGGTTTTCCATTAATGTAACTTCTGTATCAAATGCAACTGGAACTAGCTGGCTTGGCAATAACTATGACCCAGTATTGTTCTATGGCGCTATGCGTGAAGCTATGCTCTTTATGAAGGGCGAACAAGATTTAATTGGTTATTACGAGAATAAATACCAAGAAGCTATGGCTGAACTTAAACGTCTTGGCGATGGTCTTGAGCGTGGCGATGCTTACCGCGATGGTCAAACTAAACTTATGGTTAAAACATAATGGCTATTGTTCAAGGGTCTACCACTACTTTTGCCCAGAATTTGCTTAATGGTAATGAGGACTTTACCAACGGCACTTACTATATTGCACTCTATAACGCTAATGCTAGCTTGGACAATACGACCACAGCCTATACAACTACCAATGAAATTACAGGCACAGGGTATACGGCTGGTGGGCAACCTTTGACTATTACAGTTACGCCCACAATAGATAATACCTATAACTCTTGTTTTATATCCTTTGCTAACGCTATTTGGAACCCCGCAGCGTTTACTTGTAGAGGTGCCCTAGTTTATAATTACACGACAAAGGCAGCATGTTTTGTATTGAACTTCGGGTCAGACAAGACTTGTATTAACAGTTTTACAGTGCAATTCCCGGTGGCAAGCGCTTCGTCTGCTATTTTATCAATTAGTAGCTATACAAGTGCTACTGTTATCAGTTCTGGTGATTAAGGAGTTTTTATGCAAAATGAATTAGTAGGTTCTGGCGATTACGCTATAGCTACATTACAGGCAAATGCCGCCTCTAAAGAAAATTTAAATTCTGATGGCTACTACCACGTAGTTTGCCGTGATAAAGACGGTAATGTTAAATGGGAAGATGGTTTTGAAAACCAAGTGATGCAGGTTGGTAAGATTCTTGCCATGAATACTTTGTTGTATACCGCATCAGGGTATACCCTAGTTGGTCCATATCTTGGTTTGATTACTAGCTCTACTGGTTATTCAGCTACAGATACTATGGCTTCTCACTCTGACTGGACCGAGTTTACTAACTACACAGTTGGTGGTTCCGCAGTGCGTGGTACAGCTGTGTTTGCAACTGCTACTGGTAATAACGTAACTACTTCTGGCTCAAACGTTGTTACTAGCTCTGCTTCTGCTATTACTTACACCATCACTGGTGCAGGTGGTACAGTTGCTGGATGCTTCTTGGTAACAGGTACAGGCGCTTCTTCTACTATTAGCTCTACTACAGGTACATTGTGGAGTGCTGGTGGATTTGCTGTAGCTAAAGTAACAACTGCTGGTGACACTGTAACAGTTACATATTCGACAACTGCTACTAGCTAAGGAGTCTTAAATGACTTTCGTAGTTGCAGATAGAGTCCAAGAAAATGGAACTGTAAGTGTTGGTACTGGCTCAGTAACTCTGAGCGGTGCGGTAAACGGCTATCAGTCTTTTGCCTCTGGTATTGGTAACAACAATACTACGTACTACACCATTTATGATCCTGCTTCCTATGCTTGGGAAGTGGGTCTTGGCACCGTTACAACTGGACCAAATACATTAGCCCGTACAACCGTATATGCAAATAGTGCGGGTACTGCACCATCTAAGATTAGCTTTAGCACTTCAAATACCCTAACTGTATTTGTTACTTACCCAGCTGAAACTGCAATCTACACGGGCTCATCTGCATCACTTAATTCGGTAACAACTACTAAGTCAATTAGCAGCTCAACAAATATGGCTCCGTTTAATTACGGAACATTGAGCTATTCAGACACAGGCATATTTGCTTCTTACCAAACTAGCGTAAATAGCTACGCTCAGATGATTTTGCAGAACTCTTTAAACGGAACTGCAGCTTCTGCTGATTATATTGTTAGCTCAGATGGTGGCACAGCAACCACCAACTATGGTGACTTTGGTATTAACAGCTCCGCATATACAGGTACTGGCCCATTAAATGCTGCCAGCATGGTGTATTTGTATTCACAAAGCACTGACTTAACGATTGGTACAAATAGCTCTAACGCTATTCACTTTACGATTAACAACCAAGCAACAGATGCTATGACTATTAATACGTCTGGCTCTATTGCAATTAACGGTCAGACTGGTTCGTTAGGTCAAGTTCTTATTTCCCAAGGCTCTAGCAATCCTCCATCATGGGGTAATGCTGGTGGTAACTTAGTTGTAACTGACTTTACTGCAACTGCTGGGCAAACTACATTTAGCGTAACTTATGTAGTTGGTACTGTATCTGTATATCGCAACGGTATTAAACTTGGGTTGGCAGACTTTACCGCAACTAACGGTACTTCTGTTGTGCTATCTACTGGTGCTGTAGCTGGTGATTTGATTGAGATTCAGTCTTTCTCAACCCTAACTTTATATAGTGCAATTACATCTCAAGACTTTAGTGGTACAGGCTCACAAACTGTATTTACACTTAATACCAACCCAGCTAACTCAGCATCGCTTTTAGTTGCTATTAACGGTGTTGTACAAGACCCAGCGAACTACACAATATCTGGCAATACACTAACCTTTACAACTGCTCCAGCAACTGGTACAAATAACATCTCAACCCGTACATTGGGCGTTCCAGCTACCACTGCAGTATCATCATTCTCAGCTGGTACAACAGGCTTCTCACCAACTTCAGCAGCTTCTGGTGCAGTAACTCTTAGCGGTATTTTGAACGTAGCTAATGGCGGTACAGGCTTAACCACATTAGGCTCTGGGTACATCCCTTACGGTAACGGTACATCGGCATTTAACAGCCTGTCTACATTTAACTTTGACGGCTCAACATTATTCTCACCAAATGCTTCCCTATCTGGTAATTTAACTTTCAGTGGTACTGGGTCAAAAATCCTTGGTGACTTTACCAATACTACTTTAGCTAATCGTACAGTTATCCAAACATCAACCACTAACGGTGCTACTGGTGTTTATGTAGTTCCTAATGGCACAAGTACCGCAGCTTCTATTCAAGCATTAAACGCTGCTACCCCTACTAATGCATCTAAGATTTTAATTGCAACTAACGGATCAACAGACGTTCAGTTGGTATCAGGTATTAATGGATCAGGCACTTACTTACCACTGACATTTTGGAATGGTGGTGCTGAACAAATGCGTCTTACTACTGGTGGTTTATTGGGTATTGGCACTGCTAGCCCATCTGCAACTTTAACTGTTGGTGGTACAGGTATTGCTAATGCTACTTGGACTTCTTCTACTCGTCCTGGATCTCCTGTGGCTGGACAACAAGGCTACAACACAACAATTTCAGATTTAGAGTTTTGGAATGGTTCTGCATGGACTCGTGTACTTAACTTAAATACACCATCTACTTATGCAGTCACTTATTTAGTTGTTGCTGCTGGTGGCTCTGGTGGAACTAACGGAACAGGTTCTGGTACTCCAGGTGGTGGCGGAGCTGGTGGATATTATTCTGGTACAGCCACAGTATCTTCGGGTACAACATATACTGCATCTATTGGTGCTGGTGGTGCTCAAGTTACTACACAAAATGGGAATGGGTTTCAAGGTAGTAATTCATCTTTAATTGGCGGTGCTATTTCTTACACAGCTATTGGTGGTGGATATGGAGCTGGTGCTGGTGGCAACGCTGGTGGTAATGGTGGATCAGGTGGTGGCGGCAATAATGGTACAGGTGGTTCAGGTACAACAGGTCAAGGAAATGCTGGAGGTGCTGCATCTGGTTCGGGTGGTGGTGGAGCTGGTTCTGCTGGGCAATCAGGATCTCCTTCAGGTAATGGTGGTTCTGGATTGCAGTGGGTAGATAATATTTATTACGCTGGCGGTGGTGGAGGTGGTGGTCCAACTAGTTCCAATTCAAATGGTGGTATTGGTGGCGGTGGAGCTGGTGGTTGGACAGGCAGTTCACAAGGTACAAGCACTCCTGGTAATGCTGGAGCACCAAACACAGGTGGTGGCGGTGGAGCTGGTGCTTATCTTCCTTCTGGGCCTGGTGGTTCTGGTATTGTTGCTATCGCTTATATTTCTGATGCTCCTCGTGGACAAGGCGGTCAAGTAAGTTCGTACACCACTGGTGGGGTTACATACCAAATTCATTACTTTACATCTAGCGGTACTTATATAGGTTAATGGAGAAAATTAAATGAGTCATTTTGCAAAAGTAGTTGACGGTAAGGTTACACAAGTGATTGTGGCTGAACCTGAGTTTTTTCAAACATTCGTAGATTCAAGTCCTGGCACTTGGCTACAAACTTCATACAACACCCGTGGTGGTGTTCATTATGGTCAAGACGGAAAGCCAGATGGCGGTGAAGCATTGCGTGGTAACTACGCTGGTATTGGTTTTACATACGACCAAGCCAATGATGTTTTTTATCCACCACAGCCGTTTGCATCTTGGGTATTAAATAAAACCAATTGGACTTGGGAAGCACCCGTTGCATATCCAACAGACGGAAAAGCATACAGTTGGGATGAAGCAACCAAATCTTGGGTAGAAATTAAGGCTAAATAATGGCAACGACAATCGCATCAACAGACGTAGGCGGAACAGGTCTATCAACCGTAGGAACAAACGGTCAGGTTCTTACGTCTAATGGTACGACCCTATCTTGGCAAACACCATCTGCTGGTACTTCATTTAGTGCTGGTACAACAGGTTTTACTCCTAATACTGCAACAACAGGAACAGTAACACTTGCTGGTACTCTAAACGTATCTAATGGCGGTACTGGATTAACCTCCCTCACGACTGGATATATTCCTTTTGGGTCAGGTACAAGTGCTTTTGGAAACTCAGCTAATTTATTTTGGGACAACACCAATGGTCGTTTAGGTATTGGTACAAGCAGCCCTGCGCAAAAATTAGATGTTGCAGGAAATACTTCTTCATATAACTTTAATATTTCAGCTAACACTGGAACAGTTGGCATAGGTTCAAACAGTTATGTGCAGTTTGCAAATGGTTCTGGAACACCAGCAAATACAATGATTTTTGTTTCCAATTCTGCGGAACGAATGCGTATTGATTCTAGCGGAAATGTGATATTAACTGCAGCTGGTAACTTAAATCTAAGTAACTTAAATACTTATTCAGCAAATTCAAGCGGGTATCAAAAACTACCAAGTGGAATCATTATTCAATGGGGGACAAATAATAATACAGCTGGCTCTTGGACTACATATACATTCCCAATAGCATTTCCTAATAACTGTTATAACGTAACTGCATCACAACGATGCGGATATTATGGTGGAATTGTTTCGGGATGCGTACAAAATGGCTCACCTAGTACAACAGGATTTAACTATGCACAAAATGGCGGTGCAGACACTTTTGCATGGATTGCGATAGGAAATTAATATGTTTTATTACTCAAAATCAACTAAAGGGTTTTATACAGAAGACATTCATGGCGATAATATGCCGTCTGATGTTGTAGAAATTACTGTCGAACAACACCAAAATCTTATGGCTGGGCAAGCTATTGGCAAAGAAATTACCCCCGATAAAAATGGTAATCCAGTTTTAACTGATCCAGTAGTAACGCAAGATGTATTAGATTTTAAAGAATCGCAAAAATCAGCTATGGAAAAATTAACTGCACTTGGGTTAACACCAGATGAAATTGAAGCAGTATTGGGAATTAAATCATGACACAAGCCAATAACGTAGCTATTGAAAGCTCACAGATAAACTCTTCAGGTGTATTGACCGTCCCAGGCGGTGGTACTGGCTTGTCTACACTTACTACTGGATATATTCCTTTTGGTGCTGGCACAAGTGCATTTGGAAGCTCATCTAACTTGTTTTGGGATAACACAAACGCTCGTTTAGGTATTGGTACTTCTAGCCCTAGCGTTCCTTTGCAAACTCTTAATAGCTCTGGTGAAATTGGAGTTATAAGTTCTAGTAATGCTGGTACAAACTATGCTCTTTTAAGAACTTACAATACTAATAACTCATCAAATTTCAATGATTATGGAACAAGAAGTGATGGTAGTGCTATTATTTTTTCTAGAGCTGCCCCTACTTCTGGAAACAGAACTTTTACATTTAATTACTCTCCAATAGGAGATATATTTTCTACCGATACTAGCGGAAATTTTTCAGTTAGCACTGGAAATTTATTTATTAATGATAGCAGTAATGTTGCAAGCAATCCAAAACTTTATGTATTAGCTGGTAATACCACTGGCAAAGCTGGTGCAATTATTCGTAATTCAAGCGGATCTGCTGGTCCAGCTTACATGGGATTTCAAGGATATGACTGGGTACAAGGTGCTATTTGGCATGATCGTTCAAGTGGTTATGCTTTATCTTTGGCAACGAACCCAAACACAACAGACTTAACCATAGGTGGTTGTGTAGCAAGAGTAAATATTACCAATGCTGGATATGTAACAATGCCATATCAGCCATGTTTTCAAGTATATAGAACTACTTCTGTGAATAGTGGGAATATAGTTGTTTTTGATACAGTATGGTCAAATGTTGGCAGTAATTATAACACTTCAAATGGTAGATTTACAGCTCCAACAAATGGAATTTATGAGCTAAGTTGGCAACAAATTGGAAATTCAGTTCCAGATGTTTATAGAATGAATTTATATATAAATGGTTCTCAATATTCTTTAAATGGTGTTAGTGGAATTCAATCTAGGGCTGTAGTGCCATCTGGTGGTCAATATTCATTTGCAGCATCGTTGGTATATGTTTATATGGGTGCTGGGGATTATGCACAAATATATTTTAATTCTGATGGCGGAAACGCTTTATATGGTGATAACTCTGGTTATTGCAGATTTTCTGGAAGATTAATGAATTAAGGAGCTTTAAAAATGACAACATACACAATTACACTTTCAGATGCAGAAGACAAAGCTCTTCATGCTGTTGCCTTATCAGCTCAAGATTGGATTGACAACGTAGTTCATGAGCGTTGCCGTGTAGCTATGGAAGAAATAGTAGCTAACTATGTTAAAGAGCAACTTGCTGCTGGCAAACCTCTGGCTGGATCTACTACAGAAGAAATAGTATTAGCTGCTAATGTTCAGTCTTTGGCAGAGCGTAGCGCAAATATAGTAAGCCCAGTTTAAGGGTAAGCCACCAGCCCATTTTGGTGGCATTTTAAGGAGATTAGTATGGGACAAGATAAAAAGACCCCTATTACTATTGACGGACGTGCATACGTGTTTGAAGACTTTTCTAAAGAGCAACAGACCATGTGCAACCATTGTTTTGACTTAGACCGCAAGATTGATTCGGCTAAGTTCAATTTAGATCAGCTTCTGATTGGCAAACAGGCTTTCATGGACATGCTCAAAAAGTCTTTGGAAGATAACCCACCAGCTCAGACAGTTGAGCCAATAGAAATTAAGTAATATGTTTGGGTACGCATCGTTTGCACAATCTCCATTTGCAGCACTAGGCGGAAATGCTTTTGTATTTTTCCCTACGGAGAATGTAAACTTTGCGGACTCAGCAACAATAGCAGCTCAGTTTGCAACATCAATTACTGAAGACGCTATATGGGCGGATTCAAACACCAATACCTTTGCACTTTTAGAGTCAATTACTGAAAACCTTATTTTTACTGACTCTGCTACGATTGCAGCCGCTTTTGCAACATCTATTACTGAACCATTTAGCTTTGACGACCAGCGGTTTATTAGTGCCCAGTTTGCTACATCAGCTACTGAAAACTTTAGTTTGGCTGATTCCGAGTCAATTCGTGCTGATTTTTCTACACCTAAAACTGAAAACTTTAACTTTGCTGATACCCCATCTTCTCGCCATGATTTTGTTCAGTCCATTACTGAGCCGTTTATTTTTGGCGATATTATCAGCGAACAAAACATTTTCCAGTTCACTATTAGCGAAGGCGAAAGATATGCAGACTCTAGCACCCAACGGTCTACTTTCTTAGAGTCTCTTACTGAAAACTTTACTTTTGCTGATTCCAGCACCCAGCAATCGGTTTATTACGAAAATATTAACGAGGATTACCAACTGGCGGATTCAAGTGTCCAACGCTCTGCTTTCTTAGAATCCATTTCTGAAAACTTTAAACTGGCTGATACCCCTACAATTACGGCTCAGTTTGCGGTAAGTATTAAAGAAAACGTTAATTTCCTAGCTGTAAACACCTATACTGGCTGGTTTAAAATTGATGACACCGACATCATAAACTGGAATAATATCAATAATATGGGTGGGGGCAACTGGACAACAGTTATAGACACAGAAGACCCAGGTTGGGCACCAATAAATGATTTTCAAGGATAAATTATGGCATCTTCATACACAACTAGTTTAAAGATACAACAGATAGGTAACGGCGAACAGTCTGGTGTATGGGGTACAACTACCAATACTAACTGGAACTTAATTGAACAGGCAGTAGCTGGGGTAGTCACAATTACAATGGCAAATGCCAATTACACCCTATCAAACCTAAACGGAGTGCTAGACGAAGCCCGTAATATGGTAATAGTAGTTGGCGGTACTAACTCTGGCGTGTATCAAGTCGTTGCCCCCCTAGTTAACAAGTACTACGTTGTATCAAACCAAACTTCTGGCGGATATGCAATCCAAATAGGTGGTGCAACGGGTTCTATCGTATCTATACCAAACGGTGTTACAGCTCAGGTTTATTGTGACGGCACAAACTTCTTCTCAGCTTTAACTGGTACTGCTGGTAGTTTTAACGTCAACGGAACTTTGACTGCTTCTGGTGTTGCTGACACGGGCTCTTTATCTGCTCAGTCTTTAGCAGTATCTGGTAACTCCACATTTACTGGTACTACAACACATACAGGAACTGCGACCTTTAACGGTACTGCAAACCACAATAGCACAACGACTGTACCTACTGTAGCTACAAACGACAACTCAACTAATGCTGCTTCTACAGCCCTTGTAACTAATAAGATTGCTGCTATTACCAGCATACCAAACGCTAATGCTATTACCAACTCTGGTGGTTGGAGCGTCACTCCATCAGGAACAAAACTTTACTTCAACTATAACGGTACTAACGTGGGGTCTTTAGATTCAGGTGGTAACTTCACTTGTACCGGCAACGTAACCGCATACGGAAGCCCATAATGCTATTTGAAATACACGCAGAAAAGAATGCGCTAGATAAAAAAGTATTTCTCTACGACAACCAAACAAACATCCTTAAAGACTTGGATGGGAACGTCTTTAAATTTTTAGACCAGCAAGAAAGCCTAGACTACCCACCGGCTACTGTGTTTAGCAAAGACGAGCCTTTAAAAAAGTCCAAACATATCCAGCTGCTTAAAATCCAGCTGGGGCTTGGGTGCAACTACACCTGTGACTACTGCTCCCAAAAGTTTGTTGAGCGTGCTGAGTCTACGACCCATAAAGATGTAGAAACGTTTCTACAAAAGCTAGATACCCTAGAGTTCTCTGAAAAAGTTGGGTTGAAGGTGGAGTTTTGGGGTGGCGAGCCTTTGGTTTACTGGAAAACCCTTAAGCCTTTGGCAGAAGCACTGCGGGAAAGATTCCCATATGCTAAGTTTTCTATGATTACTAACGGTTCTATTTTGACTGAGGAAGTCATTGACTGGCTTATGATGATGGACTTTGCAGTGTCTATTAGCCATGATGGTCCCGGTCAGTCTGTGCGTGGTCCAGACCCATTTGATGACCCAGAAAAGAAAGAACTAATATTAGGGTTTTACCGGATGATGAGCCGCCTAAAAAAAGGCATCAGCTTTAACTCCATGCTGTCCAAAAATAACCAAAGCCGTAAAGCAATCCATGAATGGTTTATGAACTTAACTGGTAACCCTGAGATTGTGCTGGGCGAAGGCACACTGGTTGATGCTTATGATGAAGATGGCATTACTAACTCACTTCTAACCCACCAAGACCACTTTAACTTTAGACGCACTACATTTAAAGAAATCTTAGCAAACCACGGCTATATTGGGTTCCAAGCAATTATTGACAAGATTGACAACTTTACCCGTGCTGTCCTATCCCAAACCCCAGCTAAATATCTAGGGCAAAAATGTGGCATGGATGATGAGCATGTGCTGGCTGTTGACCTACATGGAAATGTGATTACTTGCCAAAACGTATCTGCTGCAGAAACAGGTAAAAACGGACAACCCCATTTATCAGGAAACCTAGATGATTACGATAACGTATCCATCACCACATCTACTCACTGGAGTAAACGCTCTGAGTGCCCATCCTGTCCAGTATTGCATCTCTGTAAAGGAGCCTGCATGTTTCTCGATAACAAGTTCTGGGAAGTCTCCTGCGCCAACGCATACTCTGACAATGTCACTTTGTTTGCCCTATCCATCCACAACATGACGGGTTATATCCCTTATATGATTAAAGGTGAGGGTTTACCATTAGAACGGCAAGATATATTTGGTACTATTTACCAACACGAAGAGAGGCCAGCTAAACGCGTTATACCTATTAAAGTAGTTAGCGACGTAGTTGGTAAAATTGATAACGTTGAAGTTTATGGAAAGGCTAGGGTAGAAGCATGACACTACCATCTTCAGGTCCGATAGCAGTAAGCAATATTAATACCGAGATAGGACAATCTCCTACCTTTACGGATAACCTGTCATTTTTAAATGGCTTGCTTTTATCACCAGCTAGTTCGCCTAATATGAGTGCGTTCTACAGCAAAGCGTATTTCCAAAACACTACGCAAGGTAACTGCTCAAACGGCAACTGTACCAACAACTGTAACTGTGGAAACATTCAGTGTAATAACTGTTTTATCTCTGGCTACACCAACTGCGTAAACTGCCAAAGCCAAGCGTACTTACAAAATAACTGTAACTGTGGCCCTGCTGGGTATAACTGTGTAACATCACAAACTGCATCTTATAACTGCAACTGCGCATGCAACTGTTCCAAAATTATTTGTGCCAAGCTTTATGAACAAGGCAATATGGACCCAAATGTATGGGCAGCTGACCAGAAGTATGGCAAATGGTTACGTCAAAATGATAGACGTGTATACCGAGGCTATATACGTTGGGCTCGTACTGTAACTGCTTGGATGGATGGCAAAGGTCCAGATTGTTTCCTATGGATAAGAAAGGAAGATCGTGCACAAGCTCAAAAAGAAGCAATTAACAAAATGGCGCTACGGATTGGTATTCCATGGTCTGAACATATGGCTTTCCTCATGGGAGCCCGTCCTCATGACAACTTGCGCGGTCGCGTACTTATGACTATTGGTGTACCTATTAGCCGTTTGATTGACCATATCCCACATCGTCGTGGACACCGCATTTTGACTTTATGGACTATGTGGGCTTTGTTCTGGATGAGCCATTGGACCGCATCTGCTATCGTTGCTATTAATAAAAAATTTAGTTTTGAAGGAGTGAAAAAATGGATGAACATATAATCCAACAAATCCCCCCAGTAGAGGAAATTATCCCCGACGCACTAAAGGAAAAGGTTTCTCCTTATAAAAATATTAAGCCCGAAGAAGTGGCTGCGTATAGAGATTTTGTCGTCCATTACTTTGATAACCAGATGAACCGTGACATTTTGATGTTGCCAGAAACTGACAAAGTGCGGATGTTCCAGATGCTGCAAGACTATGCTGATGTGCTAGAGAAGATTTTTCACCCCGGCATTCCTATCCTTGAGCATATTTTAGGTAAACGCTGGGCAGCGGCAAATGCAAACCCACACGCAGGTATTAACTACGACTACGACTGCGAGATTATTCGTCAATATGATGCTTGGAAAGCAGTACAAGAAACAGCTAAAGTAGATGACGAACCTCAAAGTTAACCCTATATGGGGTAGCCCTGCTTGGGAAATGTTTCTCCCATTTAATGAAGGCTTTAATGAGGACTTGCTAAAAGAGCTGCATTCTATTGGCTCGGACATTGCTTTTGGTTTAGATGACAGACCACAAGATAGCCTTTGGGATTACGACACTCCTTGCTTAAGCCTACTAAAAAAGACAATCGTAGCCCATGTAACTGCGGTGTTGCGTTCTGCTATTCCAGAAGCTAAAGAGCTTAATATGTCGGTGGAGTCTCATATGTGCTGGCCTAACGTACGGGAACCGGGAGAAACTTTAGAAGTTCATGCGCATACTGACTCTACTATTGCTTGTACTTACTTTGTTAAAACCCCTGAGAATTGCGGTGACTTAGTATTGTTTGAAAGCCGCGATGCAATTAACTGGGAAAAAGGATGCCTTAACCCAGATGCCAGTATGAAGGAAAGACGCATTAAACCAACGGCAAACAAGCTAGTATTTTTTCCATCTTACATTTTGCATACAGTAGAAGAAAATAAGTCTGATGATTTGAGGGTAACTATTACTTGCGACCTAAAGAAAGTTATTGATAAAACTGCGCCTAACGCCATCGTGCTTAAAAGTTGGGCAGACAAAATGGTGAAGCTATGTTCAGAAAACTAAAGCATTTTTTTCACAATTTAGAATACACGCAAGGTCAAGAGAAGATTAACTACAGTGACCTGATTAGATATTATGAAACCAATCTTACTCAAGGCGGGGTTTTGAACATATTACCGCTGCGCTACCGCCCAGATTTTCAGTTATCCCTTATGCAAATAGAAGGTGCGGTTCCTCCGCATACTGACAGTGAAGTTAAGACGTCAATTAACTTTTATATAGACCCAGGTGTTTATATGACTACGTTTTACAGCCCACGACCCGGAGCAAAAACTACGCAGGTTGCAGGTCAAACCAACGGTTATGTCTATGAAATGCCAGACCTTTTAAATCGTGGTACGTTTATTGCTAACGCTGGTGATGGCTGGGTTCTTAATGTTTCAGCAGTACATGGGGTTCAGCCAGTATCAAAAGTTACTAGACGGACTGCGCTTTGTCTAGCCACAGATAAACATGATTTTGATGCTGTAATTGAAATGCTAACTGAGACAGGAAACGTCTAATGTTTTACGAAGAACTCGATTGCTTAAAGATTGACCATGGTCGTCTTTTGTTTAATTTGCATAACCACGTATTTCCTTTGGGCAAACAGATCATTCAAGGAGAAGAATATGAAACACCGGCTTATCATGGCTTTGGCGGCTGGTCTATTACTTCCCGTACTGGTCATTGGAGAGATGGTTGGGATTTTTTCCAGAACGATGAAGGCAAAGCAATGGAAGTTTATTTTCCTAAAAATGACAATAACTTCAAAGCCCTCAAGTTTTTTGACATTGCTCACTCGATGGAACACAAGAATCCGACAGAGGCATGTGTTGGAGAGTTTGCGTATATCGTTAACCAAATGGAAGATTTAGGGTTATACCCCCGCCGTGTGCGTGTAACTTGCTTAAAAGCTGGTGCTAAGTCTTTGGTTCATAAAGATGCGGACGATGGAGAGTATATGGCACGTATCCATATCCCCTTGATTACAAACAAAAAATGTGTTTTCATATGTGATGGCGTTAACCTCCATATGGAAGTTGGTAAGGTATATGCAGTATGGGTTAATACTTGGCATCAGATTCGTAATGACTCTAATGAAGACCGCTACCACCTTATATGCGATTTTTACGATACCAAAAAGATTACCAAGACCTTTAAGTACGAAGGTGATATTACCCAGCTAGAAGACCATGCAAAATGGATGCGCCAAAAGATTGATGAAGCGGTAATAGAACCAGAATTGCTAGCTAAGTTTGAAGAAGTACGGCAGTCTTTTATTACAAAACCCAAACATGAAAAAAATATTTAACGACCTTCTTACTGGTAAAGATAATGAAACACACGATATTGTGCGTTGGTCGTTGCTGTACTCTTTAATTCTATTAACTGGCGGCATAGTTTTTAATGCGTTTAATACAGGCATGTTTGACGTAGAAAAGTTTTATATGGGTGCCGCAGCTCTTGTAGGAGCCCATGGGTTTGGGCTAATGATGAAAAAAGATACTGAGCCGGAGGAAAAATAATGTGGTCAACTATTACAGGATTTTTTAGTGAATATGTCAATTACATCAAAATTGGATTATATGTTGTGGCTGCTTGCGGCATTTTTTATTGTGGTTTTCATATTGGTAATCAAAGATATTTGGATTACAAGCGAGAGAATGATGAACTGGTCGCTCAACAAAAAATCAAAATCGAAGCAGTCCAAAAAGAACACGAATTAGTTACGAAAGGAATCCAAGATGAATATGATGCGAAGCTTGCTCTTTTGCGCCAGTATTATGCTAACGGGGTGCGGTCAAATGGTTCCAGCTCCATGCCCGGAATTGCCACAACCCCCAAAATCGCTGATGCAACCGCCGCCTACTCAGTACTTGCTGGACAATGCGCAGAAACGACCCTCCAATTAGTAGAGCTCCAAAAGTGGATTAACGAGCAAATAGGCATTAAATGATTGCAGAACAGCTAGAAATCTTGGGTATTGAGGCTAAATGGTACGAGCCCCTAATGAAGACGTTTATTAAGTACAATATATCTACAACCCAACGTCAGGCTTGTTTTATAGGACAGTGCGCTCATGAGTCAAAAAATTTCAGAACTTTGGAAGAGGACCTTTATTACTCTGCCGCTGGACTTATGCGTACATGGCCCTCAAGATTTCCTAGTCCAGATGTGGCTGAACAATATGCAAAAAATCCAGAGAAAATTGCTAATAAAGTATATGCAGGACGCCTTGGAAACAATGAAGAAGGTGACGGTTGGAAATTCCATGGCAGAGGCTTAATTCAACTAACAGGTCGTGATAATTATGAGCGCTGCGGAAAAGCCCTTAGCATTGATCTTATTAGCCAACCTGATCTTTTGGTTGATTGTAATTTTGCTTGTCTGTCTTCAGGATGGTTCTGGAACAAAGCGGGATTAAATGACTTGGCAGATAGCCAAGATTACGAGACAATGACGAGACGCATCAATGGTGGCTTAGACGGGTTTGAAGACCGAAAAGCTAAAATAGCACATGCTAAATCTGTATTAGGGTAAACCCGTATGCCATTACAAAAACTACAATTTAGACCCGGATTAAACCGTGAAGGTACTGACTACTCAAACGAGGGCGGTTGGTATGATGGCGATAAAATTCGCTTTCGTTCTGGTTTTCCTGAGAAGATTGGTGGTTGGACGCAAGTATCTTCCAATACATATAACGGAGTATGTCGTTCTATTTGGGTTTGGGCTGATGGCGATACAGGTACTGGTAACACCTATATTGGGGTAGGTACTAACACTAAGTACTACATTTACTACGGTGGTGTTTATAACGACATCACTCCTATTATTCAGACAGACACTCTTACAAACCCATTTACAACAACCAGTGGTTCTAAAATTGTAACTGTAACTGATGGCACTTATAACCCAGCACAGGGCGACTTTGTTTATTTTTCTGGCGGTAGTGCAGTTGGTGGATTAACTATTTCTGGCGACTACCAAGTTACTTCTATTTTATCTGGTACTCAATACACAATTACAGCTTCTGCAAATGCTTCTTCTTCCGCTACAGGCGGCGGTACAGTAACTGCTCAATATGAATATCCATCTGGACTAAACGTCTACGCTATTGGTACTGGCTGGGGTACAGGTCCTTGGGGTGGTGTAACAATACCAACTTCAGTTACATTAGGCTCTAACCCTTTTTCTACAACTAATGGAAGCGCTACAGTTCAAGTTACTCAGACAGCACATGGTCTAGCTACAGGTGCTTGGGTTTCATTCTCAGGTGCTACAACAGTTGCTGGTATACCCGCTGTTGTTTTAAATACAGATTACCAAGTAACAGTTACAGGCGTAAACACCTACACAATTAGTGTAGCTACAATTAATCCAACATTAACAGCAAATGCAACTACTACGGGTGGTGGAAGTGCGGTTGTTGCCCTAGACCAGTCTGGTTCTTATGGTTGGGGTACTAGCTACTCTGCTGGTATTGGTCAGCAGTTGCGCCTTTGGTCTAATGATAACTTTGGTTCTGACCTTGTCATTGCACCTCGTGGTGGTCCTGTTTTCTATTGGCAGGACTCTAACGGCATTTATACACGCGCCCAGTATTTAAACTCACTTGCCAACACAACTACGGAATACACTGATTCTGGTACAAGCTTTACTTCTGGTGTTACCACTATTACAGTAAGCGCGGCTCTTGCGGGTAATTTATACCCATATATGTATATCACTGGCACGGGTATTCCAGCAAATACTTACGTGTCTCCTACTTATATAACTGGGGCTACTACAGTACCTATTAACAATACCACCACAGCTAATAGCGCTGGTAACTACACATACTCTTACGCTGGCGCTTACGTGCCTAACAAGACATATCAAGTTATTACTTCAGCTATACAAGAATTTGTTATTTGCTTTGGTTCCAACCCTTACTCACCGGGTAACCCCAATACTTCATTTAACCCTATGTTGGTTCGCTGGTCTGACCAAGCAAACCCATATCAATGGATTCCGCAGCTTACAAATCAGTCAGGTGAATACACATTAACTAATGGCTCTTATATTATGGGTGCACGTGCAACCCGTCAGGAGATATTGGTTTGGACTGATTCTTGTCTTTACACCATGCAGTATTTAGGTGCTCCTTATGTTTGGGGCTTCCAAGTATTGATGGATAACATTTCTGTGATGTCTCCTGATTCTATGATTACGGTTAATAACGTGACTTACTGGATGGGGCGTGATCGCTTCTACCAATACTCAGGTCGTGTTGAAGTTCTCCCATGCTCACTGCGCCAATACATTTTTGATGATATTAACCAAGACCAAGCCTATCAAGTATTTGCAGGTGCTAATGAAGCATTTAATGAAGTTTGGTGGTTTTATGTTAGCCAGTCCAGTAATAACACTGCCGTAGACAAATACATTATCTATAACTATTTAGACCGTGTTTGGTACTACGGCACTATGGCTCGTTCTGCTTGGAATCAGACTGGCATTCAACCCTACCCTATTGCTGCCGACTATAATGGCAGATTGTTGTATCACGAAAATGGTACTGATGACCAATCAACTTCGAGTGTTAAACCTATAGATGCGTACGTACAAAGTTCTGATTTTGATATTGGCGATGGGCATAACTTCGGTTTTGTCTGGAGAATACTTCCTGACGTTAATTTCAACGGGTCTACTGCTAATCAGCCCTATGTTACGATGACCGTTAAGCCTAGGGAAAACTCTGGTACTCCATATGGTATTGCAGATAATCCTCAGGTAACTAGCGCACAAAACTACACGAATACACCCGAATACACAGTTCAGCAATTTACTGGGCAGGTTTATACCCGCCTACGTGGTCGTCAAATGGCATTTAGGATTGAGTCTAATGATATTGGAGTTGCTTGGCAGTTAGGCAGCCCACGTATTGATATTCGCCCTGACGGACGTAGATAATGGCAACACCCAATATCCAAAACTTTAATGGGGTAACTGTACCTACAAAAGCCCCTAACTTACCGATTGCACCTGTAGATTACACACAGCAGTATCAAGACCAGCTAAACAATGCATTGCGGTTGTATTTCAACCAACTAGATAACTTTTCGCAATCTAGTAATGCACCTGCTTATGGAACAACTGCTCAAAGACCAGTAAGTAATGCGGCTACAAATAACATTCTTCCTGTTGGATACCCATACTTTGATACAACTCTTGGATACCCTGTGTATTGGAGCGGTTCTGCTTGGGTTAATGCAGTTCCAGCAACAGCCTCTGTATCTTCGTTTAGTGCGGGTACAACTGGGTTAACACCTAGTTCTGCAACTACCGGAGCAGTTACATTAGCGGGTACTCTAGCAATAGCAAATGGTGGTACTGGTGCAACTACGGCAGCTGGGGCTGCAGCTAACTTAGGTATTTCTACCGTTTTAACGGGTGTTATTCAGATGTGGCCCACTACAAGTGCGCCAAGTGGCTACTTACTATGCAACGGGTCTTCCTATTCCACGACTACATATGCCACCCTTTTTGCAGTAGTTGGCTACACTTTTGGTGGTTCTGGAGGTTCGTTTAATGTCCCAAACTATGTCAATCGTATGCCATACGGTACGACTATTGGCGCTACTGGCGGTAGTGCAGATGCTATTGTTGTAAGCCATACCCATACTGCATCAGTTTCAGACCCCGGACACCAGCACTTATTTGGAGCAGACGATCAAATTGCTCCTCAAGGTGGATATAACGTACAAAGCGGATTTTCTTACGATGCTACATCTACTACTTCAGGTGGTGGTGTTAACTTGTATACAAAACGCACAGATAATACTAATAACCCCCAAACAACAGGTATCTCTGTTTCTAATAGTACAACTGGTGTAAGCCCTACTGGGGCTAATTTGCCCCCCTATCTTGGTATTAATTTTATTATCAAAACCTGATATGCCATGTTAAAATCAACCCCAAACAACCCTGAGAGGCAACTATGAGCCTACAATTAGCCGCTGAACACTTAGCAAAACACGGTCGTGGAAACGATACTGAGCTCGTCCACATGGATAAAGGCGAAGTGCAAGCCCTCCGGGGGTTAGCGCAGGCTAATGGGGGTAACTTAACTACTAACCCACATACAGGGTTAACTGAAGCTGGCTTCCTAAGTTCTATTCTACCGACTATCGCTGGCGCTGCTATGGTGGCACTTGCTCCAGAAACTGGTGGCTTGTCTATGCTTGCCGACCCTATGGTTGCAGGTTTGGTTGTGGGTGCTGGTGACTATGCATTAACTGGTAGCCTTAGCAAAGGTATTATGGCTGGTCTAGGTGCTTGGGGTGGTGGTTCTATGCTTTCAGGTCTTGAAGGTGTAGGTGCTCAAAACTTAGTACAACAAGGTGGTGATGTAGGCAATGCTCTTTGGGAAGGTACACAACAAGCAGTTACTGAGGGCACCCCATCAATAGATATGACCGCTGCTCAAAACGGTCTTAATGCACAAAACTTCTCTAATTTATCTCCAGAACAACTACAACAGTTCCAAGAAGCGCTTCCAAAAGCCGTTGATCCTTCTCAAATATATAACGCAGCGGGTCAAGCTAATGCTGCGCAAGCTGGTGCTAGTGGGTTAACTAAATTAGGTGCTTTAAACGCTAGCAGTATTGGTAACTATGCAATGAACAACTTAGGGCAAACAGCTTCTGTGTTAATGCCGCCACTATTAGATTCTAGATTTGCACAAGCTGGTACAGGTAATATGCCTGCACAAAGCCAAGCTAATAACTACGGCACACCACTTACACGCATTTCTCCTAATTTCCAAGGGCAACAGCCTATTCAGCCTAACCCATACCAAGCGCATTACATTAACTATGCACAAGCCCCATATAATTCACAAACAGGATTACCAGCAGTAAGTTCGCCCGGTTCTACTGTGTATGCTGCAGGTGGTGGGTTAATGGCATCTGGTCCAGCCCAAACAGACTTTATGAGTGGTGGTGATGTATATCCAATGAGTCAGCAACAGACTCCACACTATGCAACTCCAACTCAAATGCCTTTGGGTGCGCAACCAACTGGTTACGAAGTAAAAACAAACCCATTAACGGGCGAAGAAATGCCACAGATGGCTGAAGGCGGTATTGCACACTTTGCAAACCAAGGTCAAGTTCTTGCTCAACATCCTGATATTCAAAGCCCTGTTGTTACTGAAGATGATCCAACCGCAGCTAAGATGGACTCATGGACTGCAGCCCAATATAAATTTGGTAAGTTAGGAAGTGCAGTTGGTGTTCCTACAGCCTCATTGCCTACTGGTCGTTTAAAAGGTTTAGGTCAAGTAGGTAGTTTTAAAACTGCAGCACAACAAGATGCGGAAGCTAAGCTAGCTGCAACACAACAAATGGCAGCGGCTCCTACACAGTCTTCAACAGATACTATTGGTATGGCTTCGGGTGGTTTACCTGTTGCTGGATATGCTGGTGGTGGTCAAGCTTTAGGTTCTTATTCTGACGGTGGACAAATGTTGAAAGGACCCGGAGATGGCATGTCTGATTCGATACCTGCGCAAATTGGTAAACATCAACCTGCACGTTTGGCTGATGGCGAGTTTGTGGTACCTGCTGATGTTGTTTCTCATCTTGGTAATGGGTCTACTGATGCAGGCGCTAGAAAACTATATTCGATGATGGATAAGATTCGTAAGGCAAGAACAGGAAAGAAAAAGCAAGCTCCACAAGTTAAGGCGGATAAATACCTACCAGTATGAACACAATAATCTATGAGGATGTAGACGGATTTAAATTCGTTGATGAGTTTGAAAGACTCTTTCCAGAGCATTACGAAGAGTTGTGTGTAACAAAAGAATTTCCATATGAGCCAGATTATGAGGCTTATAAAAGAATGGCAGCAGCAGGGATGTTGCGTTGTATTACCTGTAGATGTGACGGTGCGCTAATAGGCTACATCATATTTATGGTTACTCCGCATTTGCATTACAAGTCTTGTATGACAGCTATAGAGGATTTGTATTTTGTATCTAAAGAGTACCGCAAAGGTAGAGTAGGAATTAAGTTGTTTCAGTATGCTGAAAAGGTATTGAAAGAACGTGGTGTACAAAGGATTGTGATGCATACCAAAGTGCATTTAGACAATTCTAGATTGTTTGAGTATTTGGGTTATAAAATGACAGACAAAGTATTTTCTAAGATGTTAGGATAGATTATGAGTTATTCACGCCGCCAGTTATATGCACTAGGAGAACCCCTAGGTGATTCCGTTACCCAGAAAAAGGTAGGCGGGGGTCGTATTTACGGTGGTGGCGGTGGCGGTGGTGGAAGTGCTCCATCAGCCCCAACTACTTCAACTAACTATACAACTAATATTCCAGACTATGCACAGCCATATGTAATGAACATGCTGCAAGCTGGGCAGTCACAGATTTTCCAGCCAGACGGAACAACATTTAATGCGTATCAACCATATAGTACTAACCCAGCAGACTATGTAGCGGGTTTTTCTCCACTACAACAACAAGCGCAGTCTTCAGCAGCTAACTTACAAGTTCCCGGTCAGTATGGAATGGCTACTGGTTTAACTGCGGGTGCTGGTATGGGTAGTGGCATTATGGCTAACCAAGAAGCTCAAGCTGGTCAAAATTTGCAAAATACACTGACTAACCCCGGTGCTATGGCTCAGTACATGAACCCATACTTGCAAAATACTTTAGCCCCTGCAGAGCAATTATTAAATCAAAATTACGGCATTCAAGGTGCGGGTATGCAATCTGCTGCCACATCTGCTGGAGCTTTTGGTGGGTCACGTAACGCATTGCAACAAGGGTTAAACCAACAAAATCAAATGTTGGCTCAAAACCAACTAGTAGGTAACGCTTATAACCAAGCCTATACTAACGCACAGCAACAAGCACAAAATGTTGCTAATACTGGCTTAGCTGGACAACAAGCTGCAACAGCCGCATTAGGTCAACAAGGTGCAATGGGTAACCAACTAGCAAATATTGGTACTCAACAGTTAGGTGCACAGCAAAATATCATAGGCACACAAGCTGCACAAGGTGCAGTTGAACAAGGTCAACAACAAAATATCATCAACCAAGCGGTTCAAAACTACGCTACGGCTCAGCAGTATCCATTCATGCAGTTGGGTTTAATGAACTCTTTGTTACGTGGTTTGCCTATGCAGCAGACTTCTGTTCAATCTTACCAAGCTCAGCCCAGTTCGCTTACAACTGGTATTGGAGCCATCGGTGCTTTGGGTACTGCTAACTCTTTATTTGGTGGTGCAACTGGTAAAGCTGAAGGCGGTGAAATTAAAGGTTTAGCTGCGGGTGGTCCAATTGCGTTTTCTACAGGCGACCAAGTAAAAGGTTTGCCTATGGTTGGCAAAATCAAGATGCAGTTAGATGCAATGCCAGATGACCAGTTGCAAACAATTATGAAGACTTCTAAAAGCGAAGAGATTCGTAAGTTAGCTGCTGAAGTTTTGGCTGAACACAAAATGGAAGAGCAAGCAGATAAGTCTGTGCAGCCACCTCCTCCACCTCCACCACAACAAATAGCTCAAGCTGCCCCACAACAAGCTCCAATGAGTCAAGGTATTGCTGCTGCTCCAGCGCCGGGTATGGAAACTATGGCTACTGGTGGCATTATTGCTTTTGATGGTGGTGATCTAGTTACCGACTTTAATAACCCTAAAGCCTATGACTTAAGCAATTTAGTAGGGCAAGAACAACAAGCTCGCCAAGCTGCAGGTGTTACAGGTACACCATATGCTGACTACAGCAAATATATTAGCGAGCAAATGGCTAAGCTTCCTGATATGGAAAAGAATGCTAGAGATAGAAGTGCATTCCAATACTTTACTAACCTGATGACTCAGACAGGCCCATTCTTAAATGCAGCGGGTAAAGCAGCGGTTGCAACCCAACCAGATATTGAAAAGCGTATAGATAAAGCTAAAGAGCTTGGTGCTCAATACCAGAAAGCGCAAGCTGATATTACTCAAGCTGGTCGCCTTGAAGACCTTGGTTTGGTTAAACAAGCTGAAGATATGCGCGATAAAGGTCTTGACCGCCTTAATAGAAAAGACGTTGCAGAGATTGGTGCACGTGCAAGCTATGCCGCTTCTACTAAACCTACAGATTTAGATAAAACAACTCAAACTATTTTCCAAGACTTAGTAGCTAATAAAGGTATGGATCCTAAAAACCCAGCTACTATGGCAGCTGCACGTTCACAAGCATATGAAATGGTTGGTCTTGCTGGTCAAAAAGCTGATACCGCACAAGAAGCTGCAATTACTAACCGTATTAAAGCTGACCCATTAATTGGTGATAACGGCACATTGCGTTTGAAACTATTGCAAGCTAAAACTGATGCGGATAAAGCCGACGTACAAAAGAAAATTGATGATCGTGAAGTTTTAATACGTAAAAACATGTTTGGTAATACTTCAACACCTGCAGGTAATACTTCACCAGCAAACCCAGCACCAGCAGCAAATAACGCAGCTTCTACAGGCGCACCCAAAACTGTGCAAAACCCAGACGGTACCGTAACAATTACTGATGGACCTATGCCCGGAACATATAAAGTATTACCTGATGGCAAATACCAAAGGGTAAGTTAATATGGCTGAAAAGGTCTTTACGGCTGAAGAGCTGGGGCTTAGCCCACCTAAGCAAGATGTTTTTACGGCTGAACAATTAGGAATCGGGAAACCAGCAGAACCCCAAACATTTACTGCAGAGCAGTTGGGGATAACACCGCCTAAAGTTGAAGAACCAAAACCTGA